TATGAGTTAATGAACCATAAGCTTCTTCCGGCATATGTATCTCCTTTTTAGTTAATTAACCATTTAATTCCATGATATAGTATTAATAACATGGTTCCAATGCTACATCCCCAGATTATACAAAGTATTATTAGATGAAATGTAGTGTTTTCATAATGATCTTTCATTGTTAGTCTCCTTTAGTTAAATTAATGAGAGAGCCGTCAATATCTATATCATTAGAGAAGAATTGGAGATTTTCTCTAGGAATAAACAATGCATGAAGTGATTAACCCTAATAATGGTATAGCTTGACCCTTCCACTGCTCTCTCATAGTTAAAGTATAGCTAGTGGGAGAGACATTGATGGGATATCTCTCCCTTAGCTCTGTTTAAAGCATAGTATCCTAGTGTGACTTATCTAATGATAGTTGACCAGTTCAGATAGTATGACTGATACCATAATAATGGTATCTATAGAAATTATTAGTATACCAGCATGCTCCTACTACTAGTTAGGAGATAAATCTTGAGCCTTTTAAACTCCTGCTCAGGAGCTGAGTCCTACCAATAAGACTTACAAGCAGAACAAATACCATCAGATGCCTTAGGCACTTCAAGTACTTCATACTCTTCGGAGCAAGACTTACAACACCAATACATTGATGCATTGAATGTGAAGTAAGCTTGACCACCTTCAGAGTCTGTTGCAATATCTTTTGGAATGGAAATTGTACGCATATCAGGCATAAGCCCTCCTATTGTTAAAAGAAATCTGAATGCTGTCTAACCGCATGTCTTATACAATATATATGGTGACACTCAGCAGTAAATATATATACATATACAGGGATAAGAAGAGAGGTTACCCTCTCTCCGTTATCCTAGTGCATTAGAAGCGATTGCCTTTCAAGCCAAACTCCAACGTACGTATACTACGTAGATAACCACGAATCTCCCCTACGAGATCATAGTCCTCTTCAAGTCTACATTTGTGCTGCAACAGTGCTGCCTGTCGTCTGGCCTTCTTGATGGTAGTCTTTGTAGCTGACCTATTACCAATACCCTCATCTAATAGTTCGTTAGTCTCAACCTTCCAAGCTTCTACATCATTGTCTAGATCCATATCCATCGTTGTAATTGTAGTAACATTATTCTCTGACATTATCTGTCTCCTTTGATTAATTATTATTATAAGTATACTAGTATATAACTAAAAATTGAATATAACGTAATCTCGATAGAGAAAAACCCTCCGTTAGGGGGTACCACTGTTTAAAACACCACACACTAAAATGCTACATTTTTTAAAAGTTAGTGCTACAGGTCACATATATTTCTTGTTCTGATCCGTATATTAGTTGTATATTATGGATATGATAACTAGAAACGATATATTTCAGGCAGTAAGATGGTTCAACTTAATAATAGGTATAGCAAATTTCTACTATTACTTTATTGGTGCATCTTTTTTCTTACTCCCGCTTGGGGCACTGAACATGGCAGCATGGGCGTTTACTCTTGGCAGGAAAGTGGAGGAATCAGAGAAGAAGTAGCCAACATTATGTTAGGGCTACTCTTTTTAGGCTTAGTGAAGTTAGGAGATTATTTGGATGATAACCCTATGGCTGGGTACAGTTGTCCTGATTACTGTGAAGTAGATCATGAACATTATAAGGGGAAAGACTATGAAGAGAAAGATGAAGAAGCCACCGACAAACAAAGAGATACTGAGCTATATGGACCAACTCTTTCTGCAGATAGAGAATAACCAGAAAGCTGTTTATGATATATCTCAAGTGCTATCTGACTATATGAGTTATAATGGGGATACAGACAAGTTTGCAGACTTTATGAAGAATAAGTACTCTGGATCCGATGCTGAGATACCGACTCGCTGGTCTGTATTTACTAAGTCGCTATTTTACAGGTACTTACGCTTGAAAAAAAAGCTTGCATCATATTACTTAAAGGTAATAAATTATTACTAGTTAGTTTAACTATTAGCTTAAAAAGGAGTTATTATGAAGATCTACTACTTAACAATAGCGTATAATGAAGATACGGATACTATAGAGTATATCGAAGAAGAGGTAGTAGACAATAGTAGCCCTAAAGTGTTCACCGAAGCTGATTTAAGTGGGTACTTCGAAGAGGACCTGATTAGGTTTATGGAGGAGGCGTACATCGTAGGTGAGAGTTAGTAGGGTACATACGTTTGACTACGCTTCACACTTGTCAAACGTGGGAAATGGAAAATGGGAAACGGGAAATGAGAGAGTATAAAGTTAGGGGAAGACTACATCCTGTATACGAAGAGTTAGATGAACTTCCTCAAGAGATAGTTGTTTCTTCAGATTGGAGGAATGCTGAGATAGGTGACTGGATAAGAGCTGATGATGGTTGTGTGCTCCAGGTATTGAGAAAAGGTAGCATAAAGCGTCTTGGTAAGGTTTCTTACTATATAGGTACCTGTACGGGGACTTTTCCTGACGGTCCTAATGTCCGGATGGATACCGAAAGGAGAGACCATATATACTCGTTTGGGGGTAGAAAAGTCAAGGATACCATACGCGATAGAGAGCGCCTAACCAAGCATGAGGTCTTATTTGCTCGGTATATTGTAGCTGGATTATCTCTTGAGGAATCTTATATGAAAGCATTCCCTACTAATCAGTTTAACTATGCCAAGGGGATGGCTGCTAACTTATTTAAAACGGAGAGGATTCAAACTCAAGTGAAAGAAGAACTAAAGCCAGTACTAGAAGAGCTAGGGATAGATAATAAGACAGTTTTAAAGGACATAAGAGACGTCTCTCAGACTGCGGAAAAAGAAGACGTACGCCTAAGGGCACTTTTTAAATTAAGTGATATTCTAGACCTAGAGGACAAAAATCAGACAAGAATAACGCAAGTTTCTGGAGCTCTTTTCCAAGGCTTCTCTTCTGAAGCGCTGGAAGAAGCTCAGAGACCTGAACTAACGGAGGTTAAGAAATAATGGGTTTAATGGATACACTAAAGAGCCTTGGCTCTAAAGATGATAAGATGCCGTCAGATTGGGGGGCTATAGAGGGGAGTGAGTACGACTTAAATTTCTCAGGTAAATCACAAAAGCTAGCTGACAGTGACGCAATGAATATGCTGTACAGGTCATTTCCTTATGACCCTAATACTACAGCAACAGAGGGAGAAGGCTTAGATTTTGGGGGTTATATGAAAGAGTTGGATCCAGAGGTTATTGGTGGAAGGGTCTCAGAGCTAAGAGAAATGGGCTTTGGGGGCTCTGGCAGTAAGGACGGCTACGATGAGCGGCTAAAACAGGTCGACCCAAAATTTTATAACGAAGAGGGGGGCATGAGCGCGTCTAATTATGTGGAGCACATGATGATGATGGGAGAGTTTACAGACAAAGTCCATGGGGGTGACTATGGATCTATGGTGCAGTCAGCCAGGAGAGCTGAGACTACCCCTTCTTCTGAGGGCCCTGTTCCAGCCAGTGAGTTTGGCCCTGTAGCTGAATTGAGAGAGCCCTGGGAGACCTTTGATACCGAAGGACGATACAGGGACTAAGTGAATATAAACTCTAGAAATGTCTCTAAAGCAGAAGAAGAACTACTCCTTGCACAGGAAGACCTTATTGCATTTGGTAAACTCTTTTTGCCAGATGACTTTATGCGAAGCGAGACTCCATTCTTCCATTACCAGGTAGCTGATGCAGTTAACGACTTATCAATCAGGGAACTTGCAGTTATTCTACCTAGAGGTCATGGCAAGACTGTACTCACTAAATGCTCCATTATGCATGATTTCTGCTTTACTAAGGAACCACTCTTCTATGGGTGGGTTGCAGCTTCTAGTAAAATTAGCGTACCAAACCTTGACTACATCAAGTATCATATAGAATATAATGACCAACTAAGATATTATTTTGGGGACTTAAAAGGGAGAAAATGGACGGAAGATGATATTGAACTTAAGAATGGCACTAAGCTTATTAGCAAATCGAACCTCTCTGGTATACGTGGGGGAGCTAAACTACATAAAAGGTACGATCTTATCGTGCTGGATGACTTTGAGGATGAAAATAATACCATTACACCTGAGTCTAGGGCTAAAATCTCTAACCTTGTTACGGCAGTTGTATTTCCTGCTCTGGAGCCTCATACGGGTCGTCTTAGGATCAATGGAACTCCTGTGCATTTCGATTCTTTTATTAACAACATTCTGGTCAACCACGACAGGGCAGTGGCTGAGGGCAAGGACTTTAGTTGGAAAGTGATCACCCACAAGGCATTGCAAGAGGACGGCATTCCCCTATGGCCAAGCTGGTTTGGTATAAAGGAGATGGAGAGAAAGAAGAAGTTTTATTCAGATTCTGGCCAGCCACAGAAATTCTATCAAGAATATATGATGGAAGTTCAGAATGAAGACGATGCAATATTTACTAGAAATCATATCAAGTATTGGGAGGGCGATTTTATCCATGATGACGAAACAGGAATATCGTATATACACACATCAGATGGGGATGTCAAGCCAGTCAATATTTTCACGGGTGTCGACCCCGCTACAGATTCTACTCGTAGGGATAGCGACTTCAGCGTTCTACTTACTCTTGGGGTTGATACTGATAACAATATATATGTTATTAATTATATTCGCAAGCGTTCACTCCCTGTTCTCGGTATCCCAGGAGATCCTAAGAAGGGAATCGTTGATTACTTGTTCGAGCTTAATAACATCTATCACCCTTCCCTTTTTACAATCGAGGAGACTACAATGTCTCGCCCAATATTTCAAGCGCTTATGGCGGAAATGCGTAGGCGTAATGACTTCTCTGTCAAGTACTGCGCTGAAAAACCAGGTAACAGAATGTCGAAAAGAGACCGGATCCAAGAGATACTTGCTCAAAGGTTTTCGGTGGGTGCGATACACATTAAGAAGGACATGTATGACCTTCAAAGAGAAATTATAACTTTTGGACCCAGAATGGGGCATGATGACACTATTGATAGTCTCGCTTATGCTTGTAAACATGCATACCCTCTTAAAGGTATTTCAGAGACTAAGGATGGTTGGCAGAAGCATAAAGTTAAAGCAAAAAGTTGGGTGACAGCATAATGGGTATATATGACACTATCACACGGCCACTTGATCCAGGTCGTAGTGATAAAAAAATCACGTATGAGAAATCTATGGACAGAGAGCGGTCAGTCTATCAATATCTTTCTAGCATTGCTGATGCAACAGGCTATGATAGGCTAGATTTAATGAAGGCGGCCCACATAGAGTCTTCATTTGGAGCTGATATGGGGGATCAAAATAACGATAAGTATGGATTAATGCAAAGTGGTCACGACACTGCTGGTAAGTATGGTGTGGACAGGTATGATATGGCAAACTTTTATGGTGCAGAAGTTAGGGCTCGCACAAAGTCAAAAAACTCTGATAAGGATTTATGGTATCAAGCAAATACTGTAGAGGAGGCTAATAATATGGGGATAGAGAAGGGTTTATTAGAATATATGACATGGCAGCAGGGCCGCAATGGAATGGCAAAGGTAATAAACATAGCTACCGATAAAGATAGAGATGGTGTATCTTTTTCATCTGGCAGTTTGTCTGGAAATCTTGGCAGCACAAGAGAGCATCTCATAAACAATATGGCATTAAGAGACAAAAAGCACGCAAAGGAATTGCGCAAACTTTCTGATCACGAGTTGGCAAACCAATGGATAGCACTTACAAAAGAAAAATGGGAGACAGCAGGATCCGAGATAGAGTTTAAAGATGATTATTATGAGGTACCTGAATAATGGCTAAATCAAACAAGAAGGCAGAAAGAGTTCGGATGATTTTTAACAAATCACGGACTAGCTCAAGGATTCAATGGGAGAGAGTTAACCAGAAAGGTTATGACTTTTCTAATGATAATCAGTTAACTGAGGAAGAGCGCCTGAATTTAGAAGAGCAGGGGATGCCTACATTTACTATAAATAGGATTACACCAGTAGTAGAGATGCTTAATTTCTATGCTACTGCTAATAGCCCTAGATGGCAAGCAGTTGGAGCTGACGGGTCAGATGTAGATGTAGCAGCAGTATTCAGCGACATGGCTGACTATATCTGGTATAATTCAGATGGTCCAGCTATATATGGTAATGCTATCAATGATGCGATCACTAAGTCTATTGGATATATGCTCGTCAACGTCTCTCCAGACGCTGATAACGGCATGGGGGAAGTGGTTGTAGAGCAGCCAGAACCATTCGATATATATATTGATGCTAAATCTAGAGACATGTTATTTAGGGATGCTAGCTATATACTTATACGGAAGATCTTACCTAAACAGCACCTTATGAGTCTGTTTCCTGAAAGCAAATCTAAAATAAAGAAAGCTAGTTCTGACGAAAATAATGATGACCTGTATACAGTAAAGTCTAAAGGGGCGTTGCAGAAAGATTTTCACTATAAAGATATAGACGAAAGTGAGACTGTTGATCCTGAGTCTGGGGATCATGATACGTTTCTAGAATTTTTCGAGATGTATGAAAAAGTTAAGGTGGAGTATGCTAATGTCTTCTATCAAATACTTCCCACAGAGGACCAGATAAAGCAAATACAGCAACAAGTTTCAGTTCAAATGGAGGAGATGCGTGCTCAAAGTGATGTGGCTATGCAAGAACAACTATTAGCCTTAGAGGAGCAGGTAAAGAATAAAGAGATTATTCCAGAAAGATACCAGCTTGAGGTTGAAGGGCTAAAGAAGCAGAACGAAGAACAGCTAGTTGCAGCAGAACAGCAGATAACTAGCGAACTTATGTCTCAAGTAGCTAGGACAGAGAACATTATTATATCTAAAAAAGAGTTCGATCTTATGATGGAGGATCAAACATTCGCTAGTACTGTTATAGATGTAGTTAAGTTTTATAACTCACGAGTTCAGCAGACTTGCGTAGTGGGAGACCAACTTTTATATGAGAAGATTTTACCAGAAAATATTACAGAATATCCCTTAGTGCCTTTTCATTTTAAGTGGACTGGCACTCCTTACCCAACCTCCGCAGTGTCCCCCCTCATAGGCAAGCAAATGGAGCTCAATAAAGCACATCAGATAATGGTACATAACGCTTCTTTGGGCTCTTCTCTCCGCTGGATGCACGAGGAGGGATCTATAGATACAGATCATTGGGAAAAGTACTCAAGTTCTCCTGGTGCTCTACTCCCTATTAGACCTGGAGCAACGCCTCCAACCCCAGTTCAGCCAGCCCCATTAGCTAATGCCTTCTATCAGATAGTACAAGAAGGTAAAGGTGACATGGAATATTTAGCTGGTATATACTCATCTATGCAGGGCGATGTTTCAGGACAGCATGAGACCTATAGAGGTATGCTAGCTCAGGATGAATACGGCACAAGGCGTGTAAAGCAGTGGATGAAGAATGTTGTGGAGCCAGCATTAAAGCAACTTGGAACAGTGGTTATGCAATTTTCACAAGCAGTCTATACAGCTCATAAAGTATTTAGAATAGTTCAGCCAAGCGCAATACAGGAGCAGAGAGAAGTGCAGATTAATATCCCTATATACAATGATCTTGGAGAGGCGATAGGTAAATTTCAAGATTACTCTACCGCTAAATTTGATGTAAGAATTATAGCTGGATCAACACTTCCAGTTAATAGGTGGGCATATTTAGATGAGTTAAAGCAGATGATGCAGCTCGGCATAGTCGACGATATTGCGGTTCTTGCTGAGACTGACATTAGAAACAAGGAACAAATAGCAGAAAGAAAGAGCATGTATGCACAATTATCACAGCAGGTTGAACAGCTTTCTGAGGTGGTCAAGAATAAGGAAGGTACCATTGAAACCCTTGAAAGACAGCTTGTACAAGCAGGTATTAAAGGTAAGGTTATGCAAGCAGAGGTTGAGATTAATAAAAAGAAAGTCGAGACTCAGTCTGAAATAGAAGGTGAGCTCAAGGATACCAGGCTAAAGCAAGGGGCCGCAAGAGATAAGATGAAAGATACTGCTGTAACTGAGGGTAGGCGTTTAGGTATGGGTATAGATAATATTCTTAAAAGTACAGAATTAAACCAGGAAAAAAAGTCCTTGCAAAATAATAATGAAGTTTAGTAACTTATAAACAATTACTTAAAGGGAGAAATACATGACAGAAGGACAGCCCACTGGTAACTTGGCAGAAGCCGACTCCGGTGAAGATTTCTTTAAAGCGCTCGAAGATGACGTCAATAGCGCTATACAAGATGAGACGTTAAAGGAAGACCCCTCTGAGGTAACCCCTCCGCAAACAAGTGGCCCCGAACAGGTAACCCACACTACGGAAGGCTCCAAGAATGAGATAGATTGGGAAAAGAGGTACAAAGATTCAACCAGAGAAGCTCAAAAATTACATGGAGAGCTCTCTGATTTAAAACCCTTTGTTCCTGTTCTCAACGCAATGAAAGAAGATAGTGGCCTTGTAGACCATGTTAGAGACTATCTTGAGAATGGCGGAACTCCTGCTAAAAGTGTTACAGAGCGCTTAGGACTTGCAGAAGACTTTGTTTATGATGCTCAGGCTGCCGTTGATGATCCGGATTCGGATTCAGCAAGGGTGTTTCAGCACAGTGTTGACAAAATAGTTAATGCTAAGGTAAATAAAGTTATCACAGAAGAGCGCCAAGCTAACAAGAGTGCAGCAGATCGCAATGAGCGAGCTAGACAAGAGGTAGAATTCAAAAAGAAGCATAAAATGTCTGATGAAGACTTTTCAGCGATGATAAATGATTCTAAGAATCATATTATGACTCTTGAGGATATCCATCTCTTACTTAACAGGGATAAAATTGCGGCTAATACTGCTAATGCAGCAAAGACTGACATGAGAAAGCAGATGAAGAATGTTCGCAATATACCTACAAGTGCCAGTGGAGCAAACAGTGCCGGAGAAAATGCAAAAACATTTGAAGACCAAGTGTTTGATGCAATTAATGGCACTGATGATGTAGATAACTTGTTCGGATAGGCACTCTATAACAACATAGAGACTCCTATCTGAAATAAATAGAAAAGGAGGTTAGCTCTATGGCTGACTTATTTAAACTATCGAACTTAGGCGCAACTGACGTTGCGGGTAATGGTCCAGGGAATCCAGTATCAGATTCAATTCTGACTGGAGATCTTCGTCGGAGGTACAACTTCGGGGATAGAGTATCCGAACTATCCATTGCACAAGATCCTTTCTTTCGATTTCTCTCAAAGGTGAGTAAGAAACCGACTGATGATCCTGCATTTAAGTTCACAGAAAGACGTAGTTCTTGGCATAAACGTTATGCATACTGCGTAGGTGGTGATGGTGAAGATGATGGTACGTTTGATGATAGTGACTGTGATAATTTTGATGTTGAAGGTGAATCATGGTATGC